GCGCTCTTGCGCAGGCTCGCCGTGATGCCGAGAGCCCACGGCACCCGGCACGACACCTCGACCGCACGCGCCCGGCGTCGCTGTTCGCTGCGGGCGAGCAGCATGAGATACTGGACGCTGAGGTTGCCGCGATCTGTGTTGAGATACGAGGTGCGCCGGGTGTCGCCGACCGGCGGCCCGAATGTCGGATCGGTCACCGTGTCGGCAGCGCTGATGTTGATCTTGCCGACGTTCTCATTAAGCTCGGGCTCGGCGAGCAGCGGCTGGATGTCGGCATATACCGAGCACCGGATGGTTTCCGCCCGCGCCCGGTCCGCGGTCCAATCGAACAGCGTGAATTGCTGGATCGCCGACACCGGGAAATCGACTTGGTAATCACCCTCCGCGCCGAAGTAATAATAGGCGAGGTTGGTGTTCGCCCGCTCCGGGTCGTCGGGATCGACGTTAACCTGTCGATATTCGACGTGGTAGTTGTAGCGCTTAAAACTCTTGTTTGCCTCGAAGGCACCCGTCCCGGCATTGACGGTCCAGCCGCCGTCGATGCTGGTCCCCGGTTTCGGCCAGTCGCTCATCAACCCTTCGCCGGTCAGCGACGAAATCACGCCGGCTTTCGGGTGCGTGTAGATCGAGCCTTGGAAAAGGCAGATGTCGTAGACATTCCATGTCAGATCGATGGTGCCGGTGCCCGTCTGGTTCCACGTCAGCGAGCCCTCGATGTCGATCCGCGATAGCGGCGGGTCGCTGTAGGACGCCGAGAAGTCGCTGTAGAGATGATCGGCCTCGCCGATGCTGACGATGCCGTCCTCGCCCTCAAGCTCGTCGCTGTGCGTCACCGCCAGCGTCGTGCGGTCGATGTGCCAGCGCGCGCCGTAGGCATTCAGCACCGTGTCGGGGTTCTCGGTGTCGCCGGTGATCCACACCGGGTCGTAGTACGGCAGCACCATCAGCGTCTCGGCATAGGCGAGCTTCACGGCATCGAAGCCGGGCGGCTTGGCGCTGAACAGCAGACGGACAACCTCGCCGTCGATGCTCTCGGGGAATGCCACCAGGCGCCCGCAGAACAGCGGGCGATAGGTGGAACCGTCGTGCCAAGACAGCCAGCACCATTGCAGGCGCGTCGCTGCCAGCAGCCCGTAGAACGGGTTTATGACCTCGATCTGTAGCCCGGCAAAGTCGCCCTCGCTCTGCGTCACCGAGAGGCTGATGATCGCCTCGTCCTCGACGGCATGGATCGCGGAGTCGTAAGCAACCGGCGCCGGCACCCATGCGAAATAGAATGGCCCCGGCACTTAGATTTCTTCGAGGTCGAGTTGCCAGCTCGTTGCCGCGCCCCACTCGTCGCGGCTGACGGTATAAGTAACAACCCGCATGGTTAGCTGCGCCCGGTAATAAGTCCAAACACCCGACACCCGCGACGAGCCGGAAACCACGGTTCGCCCCGGCGAGCCGCCCGCGGTCAGATACCCAAGCTCGGGCACGCAATCCACCGTCAGCACCATGCCCGGCCAGACGCCATCGAATGCAGGCATCTCCTGATCGGTGCAGGAGATCGTGCTCTTGTATTTGCGCATCTGCGTGGCGCTGAGATCGAGCAGCGCGCCGTTGACGGTGCGCGCCAGGTTGCCGCTCGCATCGATCGGGTCGAGCGTCTGCGTCAGCCCGCGCGCGCTCCAGTCTGTTATGCCCGGCCCGCTGATGACGAGCAGAGTATCCGCCATCAGTTGAAGGCGCCCGGCAGCCGGCCGGCGTTCAGCATGCCGGCGCGGCGCCCCTCGCGCACCAGCCCGGCGACGATGCCCGCGTCGCCGCGCAACGCGAAGCTGCTGCCGCTCGGGAAGTGCAGGTTGACGGTCGTGCCGTCGCTGGCCCGCGCCGTCACCATGCCGCCCGCCGCGAAGCGTGGCCGCACCAGCCCGCCGCCGGCATAGCCGAACGGGTTTTGCATGCTGTTAAGTGCCGCCATGAACCGCGGTCCCCACTTGCTGACGGCGGCCGCCCGCATGACGAACTCGCCATTCGAGAGCCGCGCCAGGATGCTGTCGCTGGTGCCGCTGCCCGGCCCGCGGATCATGCCGCCCGCGGCCTGCCCCGGAATCGGAAACTCGAAAACTCGAGGGGTGTCGGCGGGCGGCAGCGTGTCGGGGCCGGCGCCGAGAAAGCGCATCAGCCACGCGGGCGGCTCCGGCCAGTTCCAATTCCCGGTCAGGATGTTTTTAAGGTCGTTGACCACGGTGCCGAGCGTCTCGATCTCGCCCGAGATCAACTTCATTTGATTTTGAATTTCCGGCCCGAACGCCTTCAGGAAACTGAACCCGACAGCATCGACCGCATCGCCGACGTCCTTCATCGCCTTCTGATAGGCCATCGCCCGGTCTATCGCGTCTTGGTCGGGGAACCGGCCTTGCTCGCGAAGCTCGTTCATCTTCTTTTGCAGGCCGCCGGCTTCGTTCGCAAGCTCTTGTAGCGCGGGCACCATCTCTCGCATGCCCTTGCCGAAAAGCTGCATGGATGCGAGGTTTGCCTCATCGATCTTGCCGGATTTCCGCAATCTCTCGAACCCGTCGATGATTGCTTGCAACGCCGCGTCGTTGCCTGCCGCGTCGTCCTTAAACCTGCGCATGTTGACGCGAAGAACGGCGAACGCATCGGCGGCGTCTTTGATTTCACGCGGCTTCTGCCCTCCCCGCAACGTTTCGACGCCAAAGTCCGGCGGCTGGTCTTTGGGATCGCCGGGACGCAGTACGGTCATCGCGCCACCGACAGCCTGGCCGGCAGCCCGCGCCGCTTGGCGCACCTCTCCAAACGCCTGCGATAATTTTATCAGCGCCTTGTTGCCGGCGCCGGCTTCCTGGCCGGTGTCCTCCAGCGTCTCGTTGACCGCCTTGATGGCGCCCGGCGAAAACCCGGTGCTTTGCGAAATCCGCCGCAGTTCCAGAATCTGGTCTTTGGTTTTGCCGATCAGGTCGATGGTGCCAAGCAGTGCGCTGCCGATGCCGGTGGCGAACCCCAGGCTCGATTTGGCGAGGCCGACAAACTCCTCATTGAGCGCGCGAGTCGCCTTAGTCGCGGCGGCCCATGCCGGCGAAGCAACCTCGCGATTGGTCGCGCGCAGTTGCTGCTGCAACCCTTTGGCCGAACGGCTGACTGCCTCGTATTCTCGCGCAAGCTGGTCGAGATTGGTCCGGTCGCCGGTCTTCAGCGCCTCGGCCCTGGCGGCCCGCATTTCCCGGCCAAGCTCTTGCAGTTTGCCCTTGAGCAACTCAAGGTCGGCGCGCGCCTTGCCGGTGTCGGCCGATATGTTGATCGTCAGGTTGTCAGGCATCGTCGCGCAATTCTTTCAGCGTTTCCTTTACCGCCTTGCCGTCGCCCTGCGCCCCGAGCGCGGCGACGTGGATCTGCTCGGCAAGCTCGCGGCGCCTTCTAGCGGCGGCAATCGTGAGGAATGCTGCGATCTGCCGGGGCGTGTAGTCCATCACGTCGCCGGCACCGTGGCCGCATGCGATGAGTTGCTCTGCCGCGGCGGCGTATTCGTAGCCGCTGCCTTGCCAGATCGGGCGTCGTCGGCGCCGAGCAGCCGGTTTAGCCTTGCGACGAAAGGGTCGACACCGCCCGGCATCGTAAGCTCGCGAATGGTGATGAGACACTCGAACACATCTTCCAGCGATAGCGACAGCGAGATATTGCTGGCGGCTTCCGGTTGGCTGGCGGCCTCCGCGATGATCGAGCCGATGGCATCGGGCGCCGTCTCGATCAACACCTCGACATCGAGCACGGGCGCGCCGTCGATCCACAACTTGCGAAGCTCAGGGAACCGCAGCAACAACTCGGCAATGTGCCGCAAGCCCAGCCCGCGGAGCTTTAGCTCTCCCGCAGCAATATCCACCGTGCGGGTCTGCGGTACGATATCGACCAGCGAAACCATTACGGTGTCGTCGCCTCGCCCATCAGGGTCAGCATCAGGTTGTCGTAGGTGAACTCGTCCATAAGGATATTCAGGGATGCGTTCTTTTCTGTCACGACTTCAAGATCCTTCGCGCGCACGCCATACCGCGACGAGAAATGCGGAAGCGTTGTAATGTCTGGCGTGAACTCGAACGTCGGCACGTTGCCGATGTCGCGATAGGCGGTGTCGCCTTCAAGCTGGATCGAAACAATGCCCTTGCCGATATAGTACATATCGACCAGCGGACTCACCGCGGCCGTGTCGGGATGCGTGACCGTGCCGAAGACGCCGGTATCGTCCACCAGCACCTCGCCGGTAATCTGTAGCTGTCCCCATTCGTCTTGAATAAGCCCAACCGCCGCCGCCGGCCGAAACATCACCTTGTTTAATTCCACGATGAGTTGCGGGCCGATATCGTTGGCCCCCTCAAACTTTACTTTGCCGATGATTTCGCTCTTGGCGAAAATGTTGAAACCGCCGGGTGTGACAGACATCGGTTTGCTCCTATTGCAATGCGTCCTCGATGGCGGCGCGGATCAGAGCCCGAGCCCGCGGCAGTTGCGCCGCCGCTGGCCCGCGCAGAAACCGCATCGCCTTGATGTGCGGCTGGCGCCGCTGGTAGGCCCGCACCGTCGCGCCACTGCGCCGGTAGCCCCGTACCCGCACCGCGCCGCTGCGTCGCCGGCCCGGCGCGCCATATTCGAGCGCGCCGGCAATGGCGCCGTAGTTCCGCCGGCCGCTGCGCAATACCCGCACCCGCCCGCGCAGCCAGGTCGGGCCCTCGTCCACATAGGCGTGGGTCTGCGCCCGCAGCGTGCCGGTGCGTACCGGCTCGGCGGCTTCAACCCTCGCCAGAAGCTCGTTGGTCAGTTGCGTGATGACGCCGCGCAGCCGGGCGCGCAGTTCCTGCGGCAGTTGGTCGAGGCGCGCGATAATCCGGCCGGTGTCGCTCTCGTCGATGCGGAACTCGATGCCGCCGGCCATTCAGCCCCAGTAAACCCACCCGACGACGGCATCGACATAGCGAAATTGCAGCGCCGAGCCGGGACCGTAGCCGCTCGTCGGTGCGCCGGTTACGGTTGACGCCCCGTCGCTATCGCGCACCATCAGGTCCGATACCGGCGCGGCAAACGAAACCTCGAATGGCTCGCCGGCCGGGAAGCTCGGCGGCAACCGCACCGTCAATGCGTCGAGCGGCCCCGTCGCGACATAGAGCGCGCTCTCGCCGCCCTGCATGACGATGGTCGCCCCGCTCGCGGGGTGCTCTACCCGAACCGGCACGGTCAACGGCACCTCCGCAGCGACATCCGACAAGCGGAACGGGTAGGCAAAGACGAAATGCAGATCGAGCCGGTGCTCTTTGGTTTCGGCATCGGGCGGCAGCGCGACGCAACCCTCGTACCGGATGCCGCCATTGCGCCCGGTCGCGGCGATAAGCTCGGCATCGGTCAGTACCGCCGCCACGACACGCGAGCGGTAGAGCGACATCAGCCGGCCAGGGTCGACGCCGATGCCGGCCCGCAGGAACACCGTGACCGAAGGCGACAACTCCATGCGGCCGACTTCGCTGTAGCGGGCGCCGTTCGCGATGTCGCGCATCTGCTCGATGCCGTCCTGCACGATCACCGCCGGCCGGTTTAAGTCCGCGACATCGAGCGTGTTGCGGCCAACCGCGCGCACGCCAGCCACCGCGCCGCACACCAGAACCAACCGGGCAAGCAGATCCTCGCGGGTATCAGCCACGGCAGAGCAGGTTCACCCGGACCAGCGTGCCGCCATAATAGAGCGGCGCCACCTGCACGATGAGTGAAGGGTTGCCGGCGATCACCACCCGGTCGTCGCGGCTCGGCACGCCGAAGCTGCCCAGCCCGCTCGGCGAAAGGATCACCTGAATGTCCGTCACCGCGGCTTCCAGATCCTGCGGCCCGTACTGGCGCACCTTGGCTGGGCACATCACGCTCTCGGCGACGCTGACATCGCCCACCGCGTCGACCGCGGTGCGTTGTAGCTCGACGGTCTGCCCGTAACCGGCGATCGCCGCGTCGAGCCGGCCGACCAGCACTTGCGGCGTCATACCGACCAGAGCTTGTAAGGCGCCAACAGATCGCGGGCGCCGGGCGGGATGGCGCCGCCGCCGGTCCCGGCGCCGGCATCCCCGGCGTAGACCTGGCTGATCACGTCGGGGATCGTCTCCGAGCGCAACGCCGGGTCGCGCCCCACCGCGAACCACCGCGCCGTCAGCCATTCCAGCGCCGCGCCTTGCACGTCGGCCGGGATCGGGTCGTAGCCGGCGGTGTAATCCACCGTCACCAGTGCCGCACCCCATGCACTCGGCACCAGCGCCGCATCGAGCCGGTAGATCGCGCCCCCCTCGGGGAACACTTCCAACAGATCCGCATCGAGTGCCGCGCCGCCCTCCGTGACTGCCACCACCGGCACCCCGCTGTCATCGACCATGATCGGGTATTGCCGAGTCACCAGCGGCTCGCCATACGTGCCATACGCATCGCGCAACTGGTCGCGGTAGGTCTGCACCGCGAATATCCGGTCGCAGTAATTGTTGATCGCCATCGAGGTCGCCTCGATCTGCGCCGTCAGCACCGCGTCCTGCGAAGTGTCGGCGGCATCGACGCCGAGCGCCGCCTTTGCCGCGTCCAGGCTGACAAGCGCCATACTCGCCGCGGGCGTCACCACGCGGCTGATGCGATAGCCGTGCCTCATCGCACGAGCTTCGCCAGCACAGGATAGAGATCGCAGGTCAGCGCCGAGCCGTCGCCGAACCGCAGCGTCAACAGCCCCTCGCCGTCAACGTCGAGCGAGCCCGGCGACGGTCCCGGCGGGCCGGGCCAGCCCCGCTCGCCCATCGGGCCGGTCGGGCCGGGAGGCCCGGATTTGCCTCTGCGCGCGAGTATCTGCCACCCGTCGCCGGGACACGCTCCTGGGGCGTCGCAGAGCGCGACGAACGACGAGCCGTCACACATCACCACATCCAGCGCTTCATACGCCTCAGCGGCCTTCCAGGCGCCCCGGATTGCCGGTGTGCGGCCATCGGCGCCGCGCTCGCCTTCCGGCCCCGGAACGCCAGGCTCGCCGGCCGGGCCAATGATGCCCTCGCCGGGATCGCCCCTCTCTCCAGGCGGCCCTGGCGGCCCTGGCGGGCCTGGCGGCCCGATCAGCGTCGCCAACTGCAATGCCGCCTCGGCGCGCCACGCCCGCAATGTCGCGATCTCCTCGCGCGCCTCGGCCAGCATGGCCGCCATCTGTAGCCGCAGTTCCCGCTCCAGTGCCCCGACGACCGAGCCAAGCTCGGCCGCCAACGGGTCAGGCGGCAATGCGGCGGTGTTCGTCATACGCAGCGCGGAACGCAGCGAGTTTGCTGGCATCGGTATTATCAGGTGGCGGTGTGTCCTGCGGTGGCGGTGGCGGCACCGCCGCCTGCGGCGAGGGCGGCTGCATGTCGCTGCCGTAAGACAGCGGCACGACCTGTTGCTGCACTCTGGGTTCGGCCCCGTGCCCGCCCGGCACGGCCGGCAAGTCTTCCTGCGCCCGCGCCTCGTCCGGGCTGTAGATGCCCGAGATGACGCCGCGCGCCAGCCCTTCGATACGCTCGCGATAGGCCGAGCGGAGCAGCGCACGGGTGTCGAGTTCGAGGTACTCGTCGGGCACGCCGCGCAGCCGGAACAGAAGCCCGAAGGCTTCCTCGATATGATTCAGCGTGAACCCGAGCCCGGTCGCGATCCAGCTTTGCATCAACAATTCGGTGCTGGAAAATGTGCTGGTGCCGATGCCGAGAATTTGCAGCGGTATGCGCAGTGCAAGCGCGATGTTCTGGTCGTTCATTTTGAGCGATTCGACGAGCTGCGCGTCAACCGCGGTCGTCTGCACCGGCTGAGCCTTCAGCCCGCTCGTTAGGATCGGTGTGCCGCCGACATTCTCGCTCTGGCTCTGCTCGTTCCACCAGGCGCGAAGCTCCTGCGCCTGCTCGCGCTTCATCACGACATCGGTGGTCAGTAGGAAACTCGGCCGGCTTTGGTTGATGTAGAACTGGACTTGCTGTTGCAGCGCGGCGCTACTCATCGCCAGATCGAGCGCCGCCGCCAGGATCGGGCTCTCGCCCTTAAGCGGGTGCCTCGGCGTGTGTAACCGCACATGCAGCACGTCCCGCGCCGGCACGCCGGCCGAGAGGTCGAGCCGGCGTTCGATCACTTCATTGCCCGACAACGAATAATAGATGCTGCCGTCCTCAGCGATGCCGGCTGCGCCGGTGCGCATCAGGTGCAGCTCGGTGATCTCGAACCGCGAGTTGCGCACCGCCACCGCATAAGCGTTGCCGTGCTCGTATAACCGGCGCGTCAGGTTCAGCAAGAAATCGCTGATCGATTGATAATCGTTCGGATGCCGCATGATCCGCGACAGCGCGCTGTTTGTGACGCGCTCCCGGCCGCCGTTGTCGAGCCGGCGCCAGTGGTCGCCACTGCACATCGGCACGGTCTGCGCGTAAGCGCTGATACAGGCTTCAAGCATCGCCGAGCGCGCGCCGTAGGGCTGCACGTTGCCGCCGCTCTGCCAGTAGTTCCACGGCGAGCCGGCGGGAAGCCAGCCGTTGCTGAGCATGTAGGGGCCGGGTCGAAATGCCCCCTCCGGCGCTGCCGCCGGCCAGCCCAGCATGCGGGTGAGCCAGTTTGCCACTTAGTGCGCCCGCGCCATCGGGTTCGGCACCTGCAGCACCAGCTTGCGCGGCAGTTGGATCTGCTGCCCGACTTTGCTGCTCAATGCGCCTCCCAACTCGTGCCGTTGCAATACGCCAGCGCCGCTATGGCGCCGCCGCCGGTTAGCGCCCCCCGGTAGGTCGGCGCGCCGTTCTGGTCAGTCACCGCCATGATGCTGTTCTTGGTCGCCGTCGCACACGCCGGCAAGGTCGCCACGGTCGCCGTCGCGACCCGCACCGGCGCCTTGTCGAACTCGAATATCCCGGTGCCCGACACCCGATTAAACCGCAGGTTCTGCGCCGTGCCGCCCGCCGTGTTGTCGATGCTGAACTTGCTGCCGGCGATGCCGTCAAATGTGACGTATGGCGTGTTGTCGCTGTCGCACAAATATAGCACGTTGGTCAGCCCGGCGGCGTTCTGCGTGCAGGCGCCCCAAAGACTATAACCCGCCGCCGCCACCAAAGCCGGCTGGCGCGTGCCGATGCCGATCAGGCTGAGGCCGCTGCGATACCCGCTGTTGCTGCCCCAGTGCAGATCGGCGCCCGGCTCTTGGCTCGGGGCCGGCGTGCCGTTGGTCTGGTCGATATCGACAAAGTTGTTGTAGGTGCAGGTGCTGTACGGCACGCACGTCGGAAAGGTGGTCTGACCACGCGCGATATAGGCGCCGTTGTAGCCGAGCGGGCTGAAGACGTTGCCGTTGGCCGGGAACATATGGCTGCCGGACACCGCCACCGTCATGTCGACGCTGGTGCCGCTGTTGAAAATTCGGCCGCTAAGGTGATTGTTGTCGCAACCCTGGCAGAGCAGGCCGGTGCCGGCAGAGCCGCCGATAAAGATATTGCTGCCAAAGTTAAAAGCGGCGTTGCCGTGAACCCCCGTGCCGTCAATGAAGGCGGCGAGCTTCAACTGGTTCGATGTGTACGGAAACACACCGCCCCAGTTGGTGCCGTTGTCGATGTAAAGGTTGTCGAGGGTGTTCTGCTGACTGCCGCCAGCCGCCGCCGCGTCCGAGGTCAGCGTTACGACGCTGCCGCCGGAGAACCCGCCGGTAAACGTCAGATCATCAAAGTGCCCGTGATAGCTGCTGGCGATGTAAAGCCCGTCGGCCGCCAGGCCAAAGTTGCCGTCAAAGGCGCAGTTCTTGATCTCGGCGCCGTTGACCTGCCCGGTCACGGTCTTGACCTCGACCATCCGGCCGGCTGCCGTGCCGATCCACTTCAACCGCGTGCCAATGCCAGCCCCGGTCCCAGCCGCACACCGCAACCCCACCGGGCCGCCCGTTGTCGGCCAGACGATCTTGGTGCTCAGACCATAAATGCCCGGCGGCAAGGTAACGGTGCCGCCGCCGGAAGCTGCCGCCGCTGCCAGAGCCTCGTTGACGCACGGCCCGACATCGTGGGTCGCATCCCAAGTGCAGACCCCGTAAGCCGGCGCGATGGTGCCGCCGGCCACCTTGCCGAGGTTGTTCGCCGCCTGCGGCTGCTTGGCGTTCGAGGCGTCCTGATACATGTCGGCCCAGGCGGGGCAAGCAAGCAGCAAACCAACCCAAAAAAGGGCAGCGGCCTTCACGGCGTGCCCCAGAAGGCTCTCTGGTTGGCCTGCAACGCCGCCCTCTCGCCCGCCGTCAGCGCATAGTTATCCCAGTAGATCGCCTCGGCCTCGTTACAGGTCGCCCCGGCAGCCCCAGGGCTGAAATACAGAGGGCCGGCACCCGCTACCGGGGTCACCGTGCCCGTCGTCTCGACGCCATCGATGTTGACGACGCTCGACGCCCCGTTCATCACCCCGGTGTGGCTGTGCCACTGCAGCCCGGCGGCGACCGCGTTGATCGCCGCCGTCGCCTGCAATACCGTGATGTCCAAGGTCGCGTGCTGACCCAGGATGTTGCTGAAACTCGCCGCCAGATAGGTGCAGCCGCCCGGCCTGACCTGATGCTGGCCGACGACACTCAAGCTCAGGATGGCGCTCGGCGTCACGTTGCTGAACGCCATGTTCTGGCTGACATCCGTCGTCCGGGCGCACGGCAACCCGTTCTGGCAACTCGCGATGTACGCCGGCTGCGCCGCCGGACCGGCCTGCGTCCAATGCCGAGCGTTACCTGATTGATCGTACCAAGCCGTCAGAAAGCAGCTTGTCGCCGCACAGAACGCGTTGGCCGCCACCGTATCGATCGGCGCCCCGGTAAAGCCGGTAAAGCCGAGAAAATTGATGTCCTGCTCGGTGTTGTCACTGGCCCTTCTTAGCCGGATACCGGGGCCGGTGTAGGATGATTTCAGCCTCCTCATGCTGTAGGCGGCGGCCGGGGTGGCGAAAGTGTCCAGCGGCGCCGATGCCTGCGGCACGATCCGGTGCCCACGATACGGCGCGTGCATCCGCGCTTCGGCGGCCGGCGCCGCCAGCAGCAGCCCGGCAAGTAGCAACACAAGGCGCATCAGAGCCCGGTGCCGGCCGTGACGTAGAGCGTTGCCGTGCCGGTGCCGGTGATGCCGGCAATGTGCGTCGCGTTGCAGCCCAGCACTTCCACCGAGCCCGGCGCGACGGGCAACCCAGCCGCAACCGTGGCAACAACCGTCACGTCGCCACAGGCAACAAAGACAGCGCCCGTGCCGGCGTTATAGACGCGCACGGCCTGCGTGCCGCCCGCCGCAGTCTGGATCTGCACCCGTCCGGTCGTCGCGGTTGCCGCCAGCGTCACCGTGGCGGCACCGTCCCAGCGGAACGCCTGCTGCGCACCAGCCGCGGCCGGCACCAGCAATAGCACCGCCGCGACTAGCGCGCGCGCTTTCATCGGGTCGTGTATCCGCCGCCCGACTGCGGCTCCATCGACTTCTTGACGCGCTGCCCGGCCGGAGCCGATGCGTCGTATCGGCCCTCCTTGATGGCGTCCGCCTCCTCCTGCGTCGGCGTCGGCGTCGGTGGCGCCGACGACACCCGCTCAGCAATCTCCTTGTCGGTGCGCTCCTTCAGTTCGGCATCCGTAGGCACCGGAACCGGCGCATTCGCATCGCGCGTCGGTGCCGGGGATGCCCGGTCGGGATTGCTGGTCTGCGCCATGTTGGTTCTCCTCGGTATCACGGGATCGTTACGGCATTCGACGGCGGCGCCGCGGTCGAGCCGTTGGCGTTGGTTGCCGTCACAATGCAAACAATGCTCTTGCCGCTATCGGTTGCGGCGACGACGTAATCCGCCGCGTCGGTGCCAACCGCGGTGCCGCCGGATTGCCACGCATAGGCGTAAGCACTCGGCTCGCCGGTCCAGTTGCCCATCGTGCAGTTTAGCGTGCCGCCGACTTCCGCGGTGCCGCCCACATAGGGCACGTCCTTGTTCTGCGGCGGCGCCAGCGGTGCAACGTCGTCTGCCGTCGCGCCGTGCGCCCGCGCCTTGATGAAGTCGGCACGCGATTGCGTCGGCATCGGCGAACCCTCGGGCTCGGGCTCACCTTCGCGATAGCGGTAGGTTTCCATCAGTCGCCTCGATGCGGTGAAGGCGGGGCCGAAGCCCCGCCGAAGGTGCTTAGGCCCAGGAAACACCGCTTCCAATAAACTGAACCATGCCGCTCCTGCGCATCGCCCAGTTCACATTTGCGAGCATTCTTATGGCGATTTGGGCGGTTTGAAACATGCTCTGCGTCGGTGTCGCCAGCACGCCGGAGCCCTGCGCACCCGTCGCGATCTGCAGTGGCGTCGTGTCCTCCATATGGATCGTCGCCGTTTCACTCACCTCGAATTCGGGTGCGCCCGACACGCTGACGAAATCGGCCGTATCGATCATGTAAACCGCGCCGGCCGCCACGCTGGTGGATGCAATGACGGTGAACATATCGGTGAACTGCGTGCTCCAGCCGAACGGCGCCCCGGCCGGTCCCGGCGCGAACATCAACTGGTTGCGCTGCGCCGGGTTTATCAACATCGCCAGGTTACGGCCGGCATTGGCCGCATAAAACGGTGCCGTGAGCTTATTCAAATCGCCCAAGAAGGCAGTGTAGCCGCCGCCCGCCGTCGCGGTGAGCGTGCTGACGCCATTGGTCAGACCTGCCGGCCGGATGGTGGAGACCGCCACGTTGTCGAGCAGCAGTGCGTCGATGTTGATCTGCGTGTCGTCGACAATCGCGCTGCGGATCAACGCCTCGATGTCCGGGTTGCTGTAGGCGGCGATCTCCCGGCTCATCACGCTGATGCCACCCACCTTGTGCGGGTATAACGTGATCGACGTGGTGCCCAAGCGACGCACCGGGATTGGAGACCCTTCCGCCACGAAGCTGCCGCCGATGCTAGGTGTGGCGGCGCGTGACGGGATCTTGATGGCGCCCTGGTTTGGGCCGAACGACAAAGACACGCCCATTGCCGCAAGTTTGGGAAACACTTGGTTCGGCATTAGGCTGTTGACGAACTCGGCTTGCCCGACTTGCACCAGTTCCAATGCCCAGCCGGCCGTTGTCGTCGTCGCACCGGCAATTGCGGCGCGGGTGACAATCGCGGTCTGCTCGTCGTCCGGGTAACGCTCGGCCAGCACCTTTTCGATTGGCATCCGGTTTGCCACAGAGATGAACTCTGCCACGCAACGGTTGGCAAACAAGTCGCCGGGTGTCCGCTCTTTGCCGGGCAGCCCGAGCGGCCGACGGTTGATGCTAGGCGCTGTTACCGGCGGCAGTATCTCCTGCCGGGCCGCGCGGAGCGCGAGCGACTGCTCGGTAGCACGCAGCGATGCCAGCCGCCGTTCCTGCTCGGCAATCTCGGCATTCAGCCCGGTTGCCGTCTCGATGTCGTGCTCGGGATCGCGACTGATCTCGAACAGCTTGTCCCGCGCCGCGTTTAGCCGGCTCTGCCGGTCCTCAATTTGCTGACTGATCGTCGGTTGCTCGTTCATCTGGATTGCCCTCGATGTGGGCTTCATCGCGGCAGACGTGCCGGTGGTCGTCACCGTCCCTCGCCCGGTTGCGGCAGACGCGCCGAAGGCAAGGGTTATGGTGTCGTCGCTGACGCCGAGTGATCGGGCCAGTTGTAGTGCCGACGGGTTCGCCGGCACGCTGACAATCGATGTCTCTAGTAGCTCCTGGCGGGTGTAGCGGGTGCCGGCACCCGGTCGCTTCGGATCGATGGCTTCGCTCTCGCGCCCGAGAAAGCCAACGGATGTCGCCCCCAGCAGTTCGGCCTCGATCAGCCGGCGCACATCGTCGGCCGTCGTCGTCGTGCCAGGCGGCGCCGGTTCAAAGTCCCCGAGCAAGCGGTTGTCTTCTACCCGCACGTTGCGCCATTTCCCGACCACCTGGTTCGGGTTGTGGTTGAACAGCGCAACCGGGTGCCGCCGGAAATTGTCCAGTTCCCAGCCGCTCGGCTCGATGATGTCGCCATAACGGTCAACCGTGGCGTCCGAGAGCACATAGGAGAGCGCCCCGGCTACCTTGCTGCCGGCTCTGGTCCGTTTGAGCATGCGCGGTGTCCTTGCAGCCCGGCCGTAGACGCGAGCCGCTGAGTGCGGTGTTTCGGTGTGCCGGCTAGTGCAAGCCGCCGGCAGGCTTCAGCGCGTCAGGCGCGCTCCGGTGGCGACTAGGCCACCATCCCCATGATGTCGATCTCGGCGTCGGCTTCCGGCACGACCCCGCGTGCCATCTGCAACGCCACCATCCCGTCAATCCGGCTCGACGACAGCGCCTTGTGCAGCTTGCGGTTCCCCGCCGCATCGCTCCACACCACTGCACCAGCAGCGCACATCGACATCACCGGGTGCATGCCGTGCGCGAGCTTCCGGTTCAGCAAGTCCGATTCAAGCTCGCGCAACGCGGGCGACATGGATGCGACACCCTGGCCGAACTCGACAAACCGGGTTTCGAGAATGGCGTCGGTGAAACCGGCCCGCGACAGCCACGGGCGGAGGTGTTTCCAGTTCCAACGGTCGAAGCCGAGCTTGCGCACGTCGTACCGCTGAAACACGTCGCGGAGATGCTCGGCGACGAACTCATACTCAACGCTCTTGCCCGGCGCGGTTTGTAGATACCCCTCCTTGTGCCATTGGTCATACGGCACGCGATCCGCCCGCGCCTTCGTCGCCAGCCCCACACCCGGCAGCCAGAACGTCGGATGCACCTGCCAGCAACCATCCACCTCGCCGATCAGCACCAGCGCGGTGAGATCGGCCACGCTCGACAAATCCAGCCCGGCATATACCGGCACGCCGTCGATCGGCAGAGGCGGCTTCCCGCAATTCGCCCACACGCTCGCCGACACGAATGGGTTGTTGGTATCCACCCGCTGGTTCAGCACCAGATTGCGGAACTCGCCTTCCCGGCTCGGCATGCGGCGGGCATCTTCCGCCATCGCCAGCACTTCGGTGGAATTCAGGAAATCGCCGAACGCCGGATTGGCCAGCTTGATTGCTTCCTCGCTGAACGGGTCGAGTGTTTCAGGCGCCGTGTACAACCGCACAATTACCCGCGGATCGTGCCCCGCCTTCGCGTCGTCTATCAGCACCGATAGCAGGTCCGCATCCGTTGGTGCCTGCGTCGAGATTACGATTGATAGCGGGTCGTCCTGTGCGCCGGTTGCGGTTTCTAGCGCTTCGTACAATGTACTGCGCGGCCCGCGTACCTGGCCGAGTTCGTCGTGAATTATCAAGCACGGATTCAACCCGAATGCGGTTGTCGCCTCGGCCGAGAGCGCTTTGTAGAAGGTGCCAAGCTCGGGATAAGCTATTTCCTTCGCGGTTTGCCTTATCACCACGGAATCGTTCAAGTCGGGCGAGAGCCGTACACACTGCGACGCCAAATCAAACAATAAGCCAGCTTGGTCCCGCGATTGTGCCGCGCTGTACATGCGCGAATTGGCTTTTGCTTCCGGCCCGCAAAGGTGCAATAGCACCAAGAATGCGCTTATTGCGGTTTTGCCGTTCTTCCGCCCGAAGCTAAGAATGGCCCTGCGTGTACCATGCGGGTTGTCGTATATCGCTCGCAGCGCTTCCCGCTGCCACTCCCGCAATACCACCCGCTTCCCAACCATGTCCGCACGCCCGCTCGGCACCCGACAGCATGTCTCGATCCACGCTATCGCACGATCAGCCCGTGATGGTGTGCGGTAAGCGCTTGTTGAGCGTTTCTGTCTTGCGGGATTTGTCATGTCTGCTCGATTGCTGCGACAACCTCATGGTTGTAGCAAGCAGCACCATAGCCCTGGTCTCACGCTCTTGTATCTTTAGCAGGCTGTCATACTCCTCCATCCAGGGCATGGTGTCAGATGTGCTGATGGTGTGCTCAATCAGTTCAGCTACACGCTTCGCATGTATGACGTGCCGACAATACTGCGACAGTAGCGGTAGGGTCGCATTGGTGAACCAATCGGGTAGCTCCTGATCAACAATGCCACGCCATACCTCAAGCTCCTCATCACTCAAGTCACGCGGAGGTCGAGGTCGCTCGATGACATTGAGGGGTCGAGGTGTCACCAATGCGATTGATGACTTGCGGCCGGATTGGATCATCGAGAGAGGGGGGGGAGGGAAGTAATAATAGGACTAGCGCCGAGGTAA